CTTGGCTGCCAACCGAATTGGTAAAACAGTCAGCACCTGTTACGAAACTGCCATGCACCTAACAGGTCAATATCCTGCGTGGTGGACAGGCAAACGTTTTACCAAACCCATCACAGCCATGGTGGCAGGTGAGGGTTGGAGCCAGGTGGCCATGGTTCTACAAAATGAACTGCTGGGCACACAGGACATCAAGATACAGGATAGCATAGGTACTGGTGCCATTCCCAGAGCGGCCATTGTGTTTGAAACCATGCGTAATGATGGTGCCAACTGTTTGGGCATAGAGGTACGTCATAGTTCAGGTAGCAACAGTTATCTAGTGTTTGCCAACTACACACAGGAAGTGCGTCAGATGCAAGGTTTCAAATTGAGTCTTGCAGTATTTGATGAACAACCACCGGACGACTTCTTCTCTGAAATAGTCACACGTACAGCCACCACACAAGGACAGGTCTTGTGTTCGTTCACGCCACTCAAAGGTCTCAATGGTCTAGTATCAAAGTTCTGGAACCATGAAGCGGGCTATGAACACATACGTGTGAGTTGGGATGATGTACCCGAATACGATCCCTGGGGTGAACCGTTCTTGTTGATGAGTACTAGACAGCAATTGGAACGCGACTACTTGCCACATGAACGCGATGCACGCCGTAATGGCGTACCTGTGATGGGCAAAGGTGCTGTGTTTCAAATACGCAATTGGCCTACTTATCGAACAGGCGACTATGATCTACGTTCAGTACAAGGTATCAAACGTATCATTGCCTTGGACCTGGGCTTGATCAATGACAAAACAGTTATCACACTCATGTATTGGCATCCAGAAGAACAAGAAGCCTGGCTGCATCATCAGATAGTGGTCAAGGGCACAGAAGAAGCCAACCCCATGAACTACATCAATCACCTGATGCGTCCTGAAGTGTTTGGCACACCCATAGTGTTGCCAGCTGATGCTTCAACACAAGGGCGTTACACCATGAGCAGTCAAAGCATACGTGAACTGTTTGAACAGTACGAATTGAATGTGCATCCTGAAGCCATTATGAATCCGCCCGATGATGCTGGACGGCGTACCAATCATAAAAGTTTTGGTATCAATGTGATGCGTCAGATGTTGGAGCTGGGTACCTTACATGTTAATGAAAATTGTGTAGAATTTATCAAAGAAGCACAAAACTACTACGCTGATGAACGAGGACGCTTTAGCGATCCAGATGACTGCATTGACTCAGCACGTTACGCTCTGATAGGATGTTTGCAAGGCCTTGCAGAAGCAGCTGACGGCCGCAGTCCAAAACAACGTTTCAGAGACATGCGTAGTCAATACCGAACAAACGACACCAGTTCAGCTCCAAGCTGGAAACAGGTACAGAGCCCAGACAGGTAATTGTGTCAACACTAAATAATGTAATATACAAATTGGATTCCAAACATGCTTGATATCAAAAACGTAGTAATCAGCAATTTAGACAATGCCCGCGGCATGATGGCCCGCTTTGTTAAAATGCATAATCTACTACAAACTAAATGTGCAGCAAATCTGCGCCTGCTGGCCACTAAAAACCAAGTAAACCGCGCCAGCGATTATCATTACCTAGTGCTTCCAGTAACACAATCAACGGAACCAATTAACGGTATTGATTACATACATCCTGTGGTAAAACCCATGGTTGATTATGCCACTGCTGTTATTACCAAAGGTCTGGCACAAAACGGCGAGATCAATTTTGAGTTTGTACCTGACAATGAAGCGGATGAAGTTGCAGCACGTCAAGCCACCAACATGGTACACAAGCTGATTAACCAAAACAACGATCCACACACAATCCTACAGCATTGGACCATGGATGCTTGTTTACACAAGAATGGTGAAATGATGGTAAGTCCAATGCGTGAAAGTTTTGTACGCTATGTGACCACCACCGGTACGCTGGATCAATTGGCTGCATTTGAACAACAGGCAGCAGATTCAGGTCTAACAGTACTACGTCAGAGTCGTCGTAAAGCTGATGTAGACATGGCCAAGGTCCTGTTAGAAACACAACAGTTTGTGGCTGGATTGCCAGAAGAACAACGTCAAGCTGAAATGGATAGTCGCATTGCCACTGCCGAAGCAGGCTCACGTGGTGAGTTTGATAACATGACTGAAGAAGTGCCCAATGTAGAATTAGAACAGGGCGAAGATGTGATTGCTGAATCAATTGCTCGCAACACCAGTTATGAAGCCAAGTACAAACTCACAGGCTACAATGTCAATGTAAAATTCCGTCCTATTGCACAACACTATTGGATTTGTGATCCCACTGTGATCTCAGTTGAAGAACAACCATTCTGCGGCTTCTACAAGCCCATGAGTATTCAAGAAGTCACAGAACTGTATCCGGACATTGATCTAGAAGAATTCAAAATACACGCTGAATATTCAAACGTGGGTGCTTTCCAAGCAGGCAGTTTACTCAACAACTTGGCCTTGCATGCACGTGACTCAGTGCCAGTAAACGGACTACCATCAACAGGCTATTCAGCACAAGAACCAGAAGCACGTCAAGTCACTGTATTGACCATTTGGAATCGTTATGACATTGACAATGATGGTGAGCTTGAGTTGGTTGAAATTGTTTACTCGGGCACATACATTATCAGTGCAAAAGAAGTAGAATTTATTCCTGTGGCCAACATGGTACCAAAACCACTTGCACAAAACTTCTACGGTATGAGCATTGCTGAATCAGTGATCCCCATGCAAGAATATGCCACTTCCGGCTACCGTGCAGAACTACAACTGGGCTTGTTGACTGCCACACCACGCATTGGTGTCAAACCAGATAAATTGGATTTCGAAATGTTGCAGGATGGTGAAGCTGCTATCTTTATTTTAGATAGTAAATTTGACCCAGCCAAAGACATTTACCAAATTCCCCCACCAAGCGGAAACAATTCTTTCATTGAAAGTGCATTGAATCGCATACAACAAGATGGCATGGCCATGATTGGTATGACCACACCACAAGATGTGTTCAACCCCGAAGTAATGAGTCCTGGTAATTCAGGAGCAAAACTACAGTTGGCTCTAGGACCAAATCAGATCATTCAAGACAACACAATTAAAAACTGTGCCGAAGGCGTCAAGGATGCTATCTACTTGGTATGGCGTACACTGGTACAATACGGAGATGATTATGGTGTCAAGAAACTGGCAGCCGAATACCACCCAGATGGTAAGCCGGAGTTTTTAGATTATCTAGCGTTTGATGACATGAACTTCAATGAACGCAAGACCATACGTGTTGAATTGGGTCTTGGCATGAAGAGTGAAGAGAATAGTTTACAACGCTTGCAGATTATCAAACAAGCACAAACTGGACTCACACAAGAAGTTTCTGCAGGTGTGGCATCAGGTGCACTAACACCACAAGCATTTAAGAAGCTGAAAAAGCCCTACGAAGACATGTTGTATGTGTTGGGCATCAAAGACGCTGACGCTTATTTGCCTAGTGAAGAAGAAGTAATGGAAATGATCACACAAGCACAAGAAGCCAGCAAAAACAAAGAACCTAGTCCTGATGACAAAAAGAAATTGTCCAGTGCTCACCTTGACGATGTACGTGCTAGTCAGATTGAAGCTGAAGTTGCTGGTAACACAGCAAGTGCTCAATTGGAAGGCTATGCCCTATTAGAAGAAGGCAAGGCCCGAAGTTACGGAACATAAATAAACTTAATAGAATGGAACTGCAATGATTAATGAAGATGCTGTAAATGCGTTTAATAATCGCTTGACTGCGAATTTAAACAATACTAAAACAATGACCCCAGCACAACTGGATCGAGTAAAAGATGTTGGGTCACGTGCAGAGAACTTGTTAAAGAACAAAGACTTTGCACAATTTGTACACAGCTTTAAATTTGAAATATGTGATAGTTTGGTAGAGATCAAAGATCACACAGCGGAAAGCAATGCCAACCGCGTAGCTCTGAGCAATCAGCTAAGTGGCATTGACAGTTTTATTGCATCGCTTCAACGAGCGGTGTACTTAAAAAATCGTGTGGTAACCCAACAGACCCCTGTTGAGCCCAACACAGACAATTAGGAGAAATCATGGATAACATAGTCCAGGATACACCCAACCTCAAAACCGAGGTGGTCCCTGTCCAACAAGTCAGTACCGGTTTAGAAGCAATAGCCGCGAAGATGGCCGCAATGCGTAACCAGACTCCAGCTACCGAACCAACTGAAACGGGTAGTTCTAAAGCGGCAGCTAAAGAAAGCCCCGTGGCACCAGAAGGAGTTGAAATCGACAATAATGTTGATGACAGCAATATCGATTTAGTAGAGCCAGAAGTTGTAGCACCAGAAGCACTAGATAGTGATGATGCAAGTGAAACAGAGGAAGCCCAGGATGAACCTGTAAGCCAGTCTGAATCGTCCGACGCAGAAGTTATTGATTTCTTGGAGTTTGCTGAAACAAACCCCAACGCCAAGTTTAAATTCAAACGCAATGGCAAAGAAATTGAGATCGATGCAAAGAAAGCAGCAGCTATTTTGGGTCAAGGCGCCGCAATTAGTGAAGATGCAAGACAATTAAAGATTGAAAAGTCCGAGTTCGACGAATATTTACAAACAAAACGAGCCGAGACAGAAGGTCTTTTATTAGCAATGGAATTTACCGTTCGCCCACAGTTACAAAAGGCCTACGATGAAATTGTAAAGACGCAGAATTACCAAACGACTTTCCAACAGCAGTTGGCACAGACTTCAGATCCAGCTCAGCGAGCCAGAATTGAAGCCAGTATTGCACAGAACGAACGATATATCCAGCAACAAGCTGGCACTATCAATCAACTAAAACCAAATGTTGATCAGTTCTATCAGATACGCCAACAGCAGGTACAGGAAGTTCTTGAAAACAGTCGAAAGAACTTCAAGGACAAGGAACTGCGTAATCAATATGTTTACAATGAGATTCGTACCAAAGTAAGTGAAGGATGGGCAGGAGCAGAAGCACAGTTAGTACCAGGGATCAAGAATATTGACCTAATCTCAAGCGATGAACATTTGATGTCATTGGTACGAGACGGTTTGAAATATCGAGACAAACCCAAAGCCAAATCGGCTGGTAGCAGCATTGCTGCACTGACAAGCAAACGTCCCGGTACTCCGTTAGGTAATGGTCAAGCAGGTGATGATATCGCCAATCTTCGCAAACAAGCCAGAGCTGGCGACCAAAAGGCCGCCGATAACTTGCTCGTAGCCCAAATGAAGGCTTTGCGAGCAGGTAGAAAATAACGCCAAATCAAAGGAGATTATAATGGCATTTATCGCAACCTCAGCAATTGGCAATGGTACAGGTAACTATCAAACCGATATCGTTGTTAAAGATTTAGATTTAGATGTAAGCAACCGTGTTAAGGACGATACACCTGTTCTTAATATGTGTATGGCCAAAAAGCGTAAAGTGGTTTCCACATTACCTTTATGGACAAACGACGTATATCGTCAACCAGAAATCCAAGCACAATTAGAAGGTGCAGCAGTTAGTAGTTCACTAGCTGAAGGCAACCAACGTGCCAACTTGGGTAACTACACACAGATTTTCTCAACAGTAGTTGGAGCAACTGGTACAGCACGTGCCGTTGAACAGTCTGGTGGAGATCCACAAGCATACCAGGAAGTAAAACAGTTGATCGAACTGATGTTCGACGTTGAAGCACAAATCGTTCGTAACGATCAAATTGGTACCAAGTACTCTGCTCAGTCAGGTGCTGCATTGGGTGTTGCAATTCCTGCAACTACTGGTGTTAGTGGTAACCAAGCAACTCCATACAACACAAGTGCAAACGTTCGCGTTGCTAGCACAAACGGTGTTGGTCCTGCTGTTGCTACTGGTCGTAGAATGGGTAGTCTGAACGCATTTGCTGGCACACACAGTTTTAACCCAGCAACAGGTACAACATACTACACTATTTTCAACAACGAAAGTAGTGATGCTACTGTTCAAGGCACAGCAAACGTATGGCAAGTTGGTGGTCAAATCACTAGCGGTCCTGTAATGGACAACGACGGTGAATATCTAGGTTCAAGCTATTACAGCTACACAGGCACACTACAACAGTTTGCTCCTAGCTTGTACAAGCAGTTGGTAACTGTAGCGGAACAGCGTTTCAACGCTAAGATCCGTACTATTGTTTGCCCAACAAGCCTACGTACACACCTAAGTGACACATTCCCAACTTCACGTAGTATCAACCGTGTGAATGCAGAACGTGGTGACACAATTGCCACATACGAAGG